CTTAAAGTTGTTTCTACCGAAGATTATTATGTAAATGTTACTAAAAAATCACATGTGTTTGTAGCAAATGAGAAAATTTTACTGCTTGCTGGAAAAGACTGTGCGCCAAAAAATAACGATGACGGATGTGTTCCATGTCTGGGTCCTGTTGTTGTGTATGTAGGTGGTTGTTTAAGACTGAGTGATAGGGTTTACGCAAGCGCCAGTTGTACTGCTCAAGCGGCAAGTATATTTATGATGGAGCCTCTAACACTATGTCCAACCGATCCTTGCTGCACATCTAGTGCTGGTACTCCCGCAGATAAGGCTGCAGATGAGGGCACATTAAGAGCAAATCAAGCTATAACTTCTGGTATTTCTTCAGAAAATCAAGCGTCGGGCATTTAAATAAAAATATTTAAGCTTATATAGTGTATGGCTAATTTTCTTGGTTTACCATACCCTGTAGTAAAAAATCCACTTGGATTTTTTAGAACCCAAAGCGGCGTCTCTCAAATAAAATCAGATTTGTTATCTTTATTGTTAACAAGTCCGGGAGAGCGTGTTTTTCTTGCTGATTTTGGAACGCCTCTAAAAAGATTAATATTTGAACAAAACGACACTGTCTTAGAGACTATGGCGAAAAATATGATAGCGGAAGCCATATCTATGTGGGAACCAAGGATAGCCGTCAATCAAATAGAGGTCTCTAGAAGCATTCCGAATAGCAGCTTAAACCCAATGGACCCGGGAAACGATGCAGATAATATCTTATACATTAAAATAACATTTGTGGATCCAGAGCAGATATCTGAGGTTCAAGAATTAAGATTACAGATTCCATTAACTTAAAAATTAAAAACTATATTAACACTATGAGCAACTGTCCATTTGATATAACTCCGTATGCACAATCACAAACTATTAAAAAACCCAACATTTTTAATTTAAATTATACAAATCAAGATTTCTGGTCTATGAAGACCAGATTGGTGGAGTTTATAAGGCAAAAATACTCCACGGAATTCAATGATTTTGTAGAGTCCTCGATTGCAATTATGCTAATAGAGAATTGGGCTTTCATAGCTGATACTCTAAGTTTTAAAATGGATCAAATTGCAAATGAAATATTTATAGACACGGTAACAGAATTAGAAAATGCTTTTAGATTATCCAAATTAGTTGGTTTTCAACCTCAACCACCAATAAGCGCAAGGTCTCTTTGGACAGCAACCATTAGCAATACTTTAGATTTTGATTTAGTTATACCAACACCTTTTGATGTAGAAACCGTAAGCGGAGAAAGAATTATAAGGATAGAACTATTTCCATCGGATGCTGATAACAACCCCATACTAGATGATGATATAATTATACCTGCCGGCAGTTTTGTTAACGCTAGTCTTGTTGGTCTTGAGGGAGTAACAAGAAACGATATTGTAGATGGCACAGGTCAAGTTGGGCAAACTGTTGCATTAAGTTATTTTCCTGTAATATATGATTCAATTAGAGTTTCAGTTGACGGAGTTAGATGGAGTGAAGTAGATTATTTTACCGATTCTCAACCAAGAAGAGAATATAGAGTTGAGTTTGATTCTACCTATACTGCTTATGTTATATTTGGAAATAATAGAGCCGGTCTTTTGCCATCGCAAGGATCTCAAATATCTGTGACTTACAGAACCGGTGGTGGTTCAATTGGTAATATTGTTGCTGGTAGTGTGAGTACTCAGACTATAATAAATCCTCCCAATTATGAAATTAGCGTTCCTGTAACTTTTAATAATTATACGAAAGGTCAGTATGGATATAATGGTGACACCATAGATGATATTAGAAGAAAGCTTCCCCAATATCTGAGAACACAGAATAGAGCCGTTACTGGTCTTGACTACAAAACATTATCTGAGCAATTTGTCAGCCCTTATCAGGGACAAATTGGAAAATCTGTTGCTTCTTTAAGAAACTACGGTTGCTCTGCAAACATAGTGGATCTTTATATTTTAGCAAAACAAGATGAACAAACTTTAGAAAAAGCGAGCGATCAGCTTAAAGATGAGCTTAAAACTTATATAGAAGCAAATAAAATGATAACAGATTTTATTTGTATACGAGATGGATCAATAATATTAGTTGATGTTTCTGTTGATATTTTTATAGATAGGCTCTATAGAAAATTCGAAGATGAAATAAGAGAAAAGATTATAAGAAGGTTGTCGGATCTATTTTTGCTAAGCAATTGGGATTACGGTAAAACAATAAGAGACGCAGATCTTATAAAAAAACTATCGGATATAAAAGAACCAGATCACTACGAAGTTTCTTTTACCAATGATGTGGAAGCAGCCGTTTCAATTATTGTTCCTAAATTCAACGAGATAATTAGACCAGGAACTATTACTCTAAACTTCCAGTATGAACAAATTCAATGAAAACTTTAACGATAGATCAAAACCCATCTGTTGCGGACAACGTTCTGTTTAATTTAAAAACAACAGATGAAAATAACAATTTAATAAATCCTTATAAAGTTGAAAGTATAAAGATATACTTTGTGGAAAGAGACTTTGGAGACACGGAACAAAAAGAATATAATTTCGAAATAAAAAATAATCCATCTTTATTAATCGAAGGTAATTTAACCAAAGATTCGAGAACGGCAAACAATCTTACATATAATACAAATTTAAAAGTTGGAATGCTGGTTGAGGGTGATGGGATAAAGATTGGAACTACTATTTCGTATGTTTTGAACGAAACATCGATAATGCTTTCTCATCCTGCCTCTAAGACCTTAGCTGGCGCTTCTCTGAAATTCATTGACAGATCTCCAGTTGATCCTGTGTATTCTGATACCTTTTATTATAAGGGTGTAATACCTGTAAAAAACATAGGAACCAGCACAAGCCCGGCATGGTTTTCAGAAGATACTTCTGAGAACTTAATAATAAAAACAGATTCTATAGGTCACTTTGAATTTACATGGAATCCCGTGGGGATGAGAGAAGGAGACTATTTTGTATGTTGGAGTTGGGTGCCAAAAATAGGACAAGATGTTTTTTCCGATAATATTAAATTTAATCTTGCATCTTCCAATGCTACATCTACAACATCTCCTGCGCATCACACCGCGCCTGGTAAGTATGAATCGCTATTAGATAGATATTTGCCAGAAATGTACAAAGTGATGCTTACGGATACAGATAGATCGCCTGATGTTATTCAAAAGTTTAATAACTCTGTGGCTCAGGGATTTACCGCATTAGAAGACATAGGAAACCAGATTGTAGATCTACTTGATTCCAACGCTGTGGGTGAGTATATGATGACCTACCTAAGCAATACATTGGATGTAAAACTAAAAAGTCAGGATCCTACGTTATGGAGAAGACAGATAAAAGAAGCAGTTCCTCTTTACAAAAAGAAAGGAACCATAGGATCATTAAAAGATAGTTTTTCTCAGGCTGGGATGCGACTTATAAATTTAGAAAATTTTTGGCAAATAACATCTCCTTTTTTTGCCCAAGACTCATTTTTTATTTCAGACACAGATACTTTTAAACTATCTAAGAAGCCGGTTTCGTTAACAACAGATCATTTTAAAATATACCTAACAAAGAACAACAGCACAGAGACAATAAATGTAGATATTTCTAAAATTAGAATTTTTGAAAACGAATACGGAGAATCTTTTGTTCAGGTCTATGATGTAGATTTCAATAATTGCAAGGTTGGGAGACCTTCCTTTTTGTGTCCTGGTGATATCGTAAGATTCTCATATTATTTCAATATACCTTCTAGTGACTTGGAGATATCAGTTGACGATCATATAAAAAATCTTCAACTTGTAGATGAAAGAGAAGAAAAGACTATTGTTGATGGACAGAGTGTTTTGACCATACCTTTGAAAAACTGGAATGTGCGGCTCATATCCGAGAGTGATCCGATGGTTAGCTTAATACTCACCAAGAGACATCCTTTTATTAAAAACATAGTTTTTGGAAAAATAAGAACAGAATTTCCATATAGTGAAAATGTTTATAACATGGATGAGTACAATGGCTCGATGAGAGATAGTTTAGATCCATGTGATATAGACAAAGACTTTTTAGATACATGTTCATATTGCAGAAGTGGAAAGTTCGACATAGACTTAGAAGTAGAAAATCTATCGAACGATAGAATATCTGAAGCTAAAAGTATAATTGCAGAGAACGCTCCTTTTCACTCAATATTAAAAACTATAAATCTATATGGTGGACAAAATGAATTTGTTGCTCCACCAATTGAAGATTATGATGTATTGATTGAAAATACAAGCCAAGAGTCAGTTATAGCCGGGGCTACACAACAATGGTTTTATAGAAATAAGCTACAGAATCAACTGAAAATAAGAAGCGACATGGCATCAAAAGAATTGGTGTTTTCCGGAAATTTAAATTTTTATAATGAAAAAGTAGTTCTATTTAGTGGCGATTTAAATCTTGCAGATATACCAATATCAGAAAATTGTTATATAGAGGTTACATCGGGATTAAATTCTGGGGAGTATCGTGTGACTAGGTCTGGTAACTCTGTGGTAGTTAGTGATGCTCCAGAGCCTCTTAGTGTGGCTCCTTTTAATTATAAATTATATAATAAACTTTTTAATTACGATACAGAGTTTATAACAAAAGACGATATAGTAGAGCTTTCAGACAACGATGTTTCTTTCAAAGATTTGAATATATCAACCACACCAGGCAGCAGCTATAAAGTAAAAATTAATATAAGCGGATCAAATTATAATTTTGACATAAAAGAAATTCTACCAAATAATAAATTATTATTAAGCAATAGCGGTAATTTTATAACAGGAAGTTTGTTACCGCCAAACTTCTTAACATACTCTATTTTAGATGAAAATTTAGATGCCATAGTAATTAAAAATGAAGAAACGCTAGGTAGTTGTAATATCCATCATGCAAATAGATCAAAAATTAAATTCAACAACACAGATAATATGTCTATTTTAAATAGAAACAATAATTATGTATTTTTTACTTTAGGTGATGAAGATTATTTATGTAAAATAATAGGTCACTCTGAGGACGAAGATGTTTTATACATAGATACTTATGATGGAAGTAACCTGGGCTTAACCAATTTGGAATATAGACAAATTTTATTGCCTTCTTCCGAAGGATATTTTGCATACATGGGTCTAAAAGCACTATGCCCAACTAATTTTGAGCAGACTTTTAGTATAGCTAATGGTAAAAATAGCAATTCTTCAGTGAAAACTATTTCTGATAATTTCAAGGAAGACTTTTCAATTTTAGTAAAAGAAGTTTATGATGATCCATATATAAATTTGAATTCTGGCGATAATTACTATTTTATTTCAGAGATAGATGGCGCAACAATCTGGTTGGCTGGTCTTTTTGAGAATTTTGGAACAGAGGAAACAGAAGGTGTTGAAATGGAAGTAGAAATTTATAAATACGTGAAAACCAATACTATTGTTGATGAAGATTATCTAAGCTTGCCGCAAGAACAATTTTCAATAGACAGAAGTGGAAAAGAAATTTTTCGTAAAACTGTAAAAGATAACTCTGGTGTCATGAACTATATGTCTCAAAAAGAAGGCGTTAGCTTCGAAATAACAACTTTGGACGGAATTAGAGAAAAGGGAGAAATATGAATCTAGATAATCAGAGGGTACAAGGTTTTGTTGACGTTTGTATAGAAGATTTGAATAAAAATAAAGTCTTTTATACAATGAAAAACACAATCTTAAAAAAGGGAAAAGAGGCATTGGCTCTAAGTTTAGCCAACGAAATAGGTGATATATACTCTTTTTATATTTCCAAAATGGTATTTGGAAATGGCGGAACTCTAAATTCTTCTCCCAAAATAGTAGATGGTGACCGAAACTCGCTGTTCGGACAAAAAGTGATATCCAAGCCCATAATAGCTAATATAGACCCGTCAATAACGTCCCAGGTTGTTTTTACGTCGGTTATAAAATACTCGGAGATAAACGGGAGTGTTTTAAATGAAATGGCTTTAGAAATGAATAGCGGTGATTTATACAGCATGGTAACCTTTCCAGATTTAACAAAAACTGAAAACATGCAAATAACATGGAATTGGCGAATTAATTTTCTATAGTTTTCTGTCTCCATTTTTTATATGTAGACGATATATATCTCTATGCATAATAACGATGAGAAATCTTTTAAATCCTTAAATTTAAGCAATCAAAACACTCCTTTTTATCAACCTGGGGATCCCTATCATTGGGAATACGACAATAAACCCCTAAGATCTTTGGCAAAAAGAGACGAGATACTAGCTCAGCAAGTAAATAATCTCATATCTATATTGCAAAATCAAGGCGTGGATATTGGAGATCTTCTCGCGCGTCTAGCTGTTTCTTTAAATGAGGATGGAACTCTAAAAAAGGAAGCAGTAGATCTGTGTTTACATCACATATCCGAACATGTGGATGGCGATGGCTTTGTAAGAATGACAGATGCAGAAAGATTAAAATTAGCATCTGTCTTAACAGTAGAATTTAAAAATAAAAATGATATTAGCTTGGGGGTTGTTGATAACGGAAAATTAATATTTAAGAATTCTGACGGGGTAACTTGGGACTTAAACAACAATGTGGTAAGAGCAAATTTGGCAATACCCCTTTGTTATCATCAACATTTTTACCAAGTGCCCCCGATTAGAGTGGAAGACTCTGGCGGCGTTTCTTATTATGTAAATTATAGCAATTTTAAACCAGGATCTTTGAGAGTTTATATTAATGGATCTAAAATAGGAGCATACAATCCACAAAACCCTGCGTACTACTATTATCCTTCTATACTGGATAGAAACAATTTAATAACTGTAAGTTCTTGGAAAAAAGTTTATTTTGTAGAAAATGCAAATTCAGGAACTTTCACGTTCTCTTCTGATGTGGATTCTACAGATCAAATATTAGTAGATTTTGATATAGCCATAGGAGATTATTGTAGCGATGTAACGCTACCCACGCCAACAGCAACGCCACCTGGATTTACATATCCACCAACAGCTACTCCTACAAGAACACTAACAGCTACTCCTACAAGAACACCAACAGCTACTCCTACAAGAACACCAACAGCTACTCCTACAAGAACACCAACAAGAACACCAACATCTACACCGACCAATACTTCAAGTATAACTGCTACACCAACAAGAACACCAACAGCTACACCAACCAACACTTCAAGTCCAACTGCTACACCTGGACCAACGGCAACACCCACTCTTACAAATACACCTGCAGCTACACTTGGACCAACAGCAACAGTGACTGCTACAGCTACGCCCACATCTACGCCTACTCCTACTCCAACGACAACACAAGAAATCCAATTTACTTATTTATATGGTAGTTGCGATGCAGGCTCTCCACCAACGGATGAAACGTGTGTAGTGACTGGTGTTACTTGGGGCTGCTTGAATACAGAGTTTCAGCCCGGCGTTACCATTATATGCGACAGAATGGCATTTGGGTTTGTTTACAATGAGTTTGCTACTGGAGTTGGTGCAAACATGGATTTAAGGGTGGACAATGTTCAGGTAGCAAGTATCGATTACTTAACTGGGTATATTACTGGGGCTGGGGATAAACGATTTGTTTTAATAAAAGATGGAATAACTTATAACGGTACACTTGCAGACGGCATTGTTAACATAAGCAGTTCATCATCAACTTCTAATTATAATAAAAATTTATTAACAAAATACGATTCTTTAAATGAATATTATTTTGGAGAGTTAGCCGGCATAAATATTACAAGTTTCACAAAACCATGTATTTTAATATTTGATTTTGTTGAAGTTTTAGGTGTTCCATCCGCGATGAACATCTATTTAGAATCTTCGCAAATTGCAGTAGCCAATATACCTTCTGTTTATATTGGGGATACATTCGATTTAATTTATGATGGTAAAAAATATACCGGAACATTTTCTTCTGGGAATGTGACTATTTCCTAGTGGAGGTTCTATGTTGTTTGTCACAAAACTAAATCAATTTTTTTCTTACTTTGGTGAAAATTTTAATTTAAATTCTTTGCCCGAAGAAGTTAAAAATAAAATACTTTACATACAAACAGAATCTAATTCTGGAGAATCTCTTGTTTCTTGGCAGCCAAATCAAGTATCAAATATTAATCATTTAATAAGTGGAAAATCATACTATCTGATTAGTAATAATCTTGATTTCTCATCCTACGAGATAGACATAAACACATATTCAGCTGATCAAATTGATTATATTTCAAAGAAATACCAATTTATTACTTATAGAGGCGACACAAACTTTAATTTAAATAGCTTGAGCTCTGTCGCTAAGGAAAATATATCCGAAGTATATATGGAGTCTGGGTCTGGCTTGTCTTTGCTTGTTTGGAATCCAGACATATCAATTAATTCTATTTTACAAAAAGAAAACATATATTTATTTATAAGTAAGTCTGTTGGCTATAATTTGGGGTTGCCTCTAGTTGTAAACGAAACACCAACACCAACGCCAACATATACATCTGAATCCACACCAGGACCAACTTCAACAGCAACATTAAACCCGACTACTACACCTACACTAACTCCAACTTCAGGATTTGTGCTTAGATGCATGACATATAATACAGCAGTATCTGTTGTTGGTGGAAATTACAACTTTGCTTTTACAGAAGGCTCTATCTTTAATCCCAATGATCCTAATCACAAACTGGGGTACGGAATAGGAACGTATATCTTAACAGGCGTTCCCTCTGCTCATCCTATTGCGATTTTAAATTCCGGCTATGAGTCATTTATATCATATACTGGTGATGATGCTAACAAGCTAACTAAGACTGTCGATGGGGTATTATACAACTTTTATTATGGTGATGTAATAATTACTGTCGATGGTACAGGACCACAACCACCATTATTAAATTATTACTGTTATTTTCATGGATATATGGGTGGAAACAATAGACTATTGTTCAGCACACATTGTAATCTAACGCCTACAGCTACACCGACCAATACTTCAAGTCCAACAGCTACACCAACTAATACTTCAAGTCCAACAGCTACACCAACAGCTACACCAACAGCTACACCAACAGCTACAACTACACCTACATTAAGCCCTACTGCCACGCCAACCGCAACAGTAACAGAAACGCCAACTCCAACCGATACGTCGTGTTTCAATACCGGGTGGTCATCCAACAACGTCAGCTACGCGCAGCAAGACGCCACTGTAACAGGTTTAACATCCGGAGCATATTGGTCAGCACTAACTGTAAATGGATCACCACCGCGCATCATTAAATCAGCCTTTGTTAATGATAACGGCATATCATTTATTCCCGGCGAGCTATTAACCATATTTATATCTGGCGGGGTTAATCCAATATTTAACGTAGCGGGCACGTACAGAGTTTTACAAACTGTCGTTAACGACATAGCGTCTAACGGGTTTACGGCAGTGTATTTGGAGTGCCCGCCAACTGCTACACCAACAAGAACACCGACTGCTACGCCAACCAATACTTCAAGTCCTACGCCAACCAGAACACCAACAGTCACACCAACCAATACTTCAAGCCTAACTGCTACACCAACAAGAACACCGACTGCTACACCAACAAGAACACCGACTGCTACACCAACAAGAACACCGACTGCTACACCAACAAGAACACCAACAGTCACACCAACCAATACTTCAATCCTAACTGCTACACCAACAAGAACACCGACTGCTACACCAACAAGAACACCGACTGCTACACCAACAAGAACACCAACAGTCACACCAACCAATACTTCAATCCTAACTGCTACACCAACAAGAACACCGA